GGATCTTCGCCTTCTAACACTCCGTTGAATTCTGCTAGTCTCAATTCCCAAACTCTTGTGACTGTGCCGATCATGTTGGGACTGACATTCATGCCACGCATCAATGAAATAGGTTTAAAATCCGCTGACATTTTTGCGCCGGCTACTATAAAATCATCAAACATGCCTTCAAGTTCGCCCGAGCACTCGATTATTTTTTCACGCAGGTGATCTTGAATCGTGAGACGGGCCACTGCGGCATCAGCATCAACTTCGGCCTGAGCTCGGCGGACTTCTTGTTTGGCGTTGAGCATCTCTGTGAGTTGCTCGTTGATATTTTCCTGCTCGTGCGGTTTTAGTTCCAAGCCCATCATGGTCATACGACACACCCAAGCTGGTGTCAAACGAACTTGACTGTCGGGTACACCACGCAAAGTTTTAGCATCTTTGGGGCGTTGATTGTGTTCCAAATAATGACACAACATGTCCTTGGCATCTTTTTTACCATAGTGATAGTTGTACCAATGGAATGCGTTGGCCAGTGCCCCAACGCGATTTTCTTCCGCTGGTTGGGTTTGCCACTCGGGTTCAGCGCCAAGATATTTGGAATCTGCGCCTTTGGGATTTAGTCGTTTAATTTCGTTTGTTTTAGCCATAGTTGTATTATACCTGAAAATTACCTTTTTGTCAACCGAGCAAATTAGCAAAGGTTATATGCTGTTCTAAGTTTGTAAGTAAATTGTTTACCTGTTTGACCAGCTCTAGATACCGCAATGTTTCTTTGCGTAGCCTGCGACATTCTACACTTTCCATATCTGCGGCCACAATGGCCACATCAATGGTTTTTACCATTTTGAGCAGGTCACGGCGGGCCACCTTGTTTTTAACGTTGGCTATGGCTCGTTCTGCACGATCCAAGCGTTGGAATAATTCGTCCATGTTTGTAATTATACGAGCTTTTGAATTACAGGTCAATCGAACCCATAAATACATAACTATGCCACGATTAAGCCTATACCGTCCAAACAGAACTGCTGACTACCGATTCTTTGATCGTACCATCAAAGAAATGTTTACTGTCGGCGGAATTGACATTTATGTTCACAAGTATCTTGGACCTATAGTAGATCCAGAACAAACCAACAATCCAGGTGATGCTACCCTACCCACTTACGACACCACTAACCCGCTGTTTATCGAAGATCTGCTGTTGTTAGAAAATAGAGATCGAGCATACGATCCAGACGTTTATATCATGCGCGGTGTTTATCGTACGCAAGACGTTGATTTTGATTTGACACAATTTGGCCTGTTCTTAAACAACGATACCTTGTTTATCACATTCCACTACAACAACATGATCGATACGTTTGGGCGCAAGTTAATGAGCGGTGACGTTATTGAAGTTCCAAACTTGAAAGACTACCATCCGCTGAATCGTGCAATTCCCAATGCCCTGCCTAGATACTATGTAATCCAAGATGGCAACTATGCTAGTGAAGGATTTAGTCAGACCTGGTTACCGCATCTGTGGCGTGTCAAAGCCACACCCATGGTCAATGCTCAAGAGTTTAGTCAGATTATCAATCAGCCGTTTATGCCTGAAAACATCTGGGACAATGGCAATTTTTACCCCAGTGGCGAAACAGTCAACAGCGGAGGCACTTATTATATTGCCAAACAAAATGTGCCGCCTGGAACAGATATTACCAATACGGATTACTGGCAAGAGGTAACTGATCCTACCACAGTAGGCGATCAAATGAGTACCAGACCCAAAGACCTGGAAATCAATGATGCCCTGTTGGTGCAGGCGCAAGCTGATGTTCCGCTCAGCGGCTACGACGTTACAAAGTTCTATATATTGCCTACCACTGCCAATGGAGAACCCGGTGGTGCTGGTCTCACTGCCGACGATACCCATTCCAAAGTGGACAGTACGGCCGGAGGTGAAGGCAATACACCTACAAGTTTTGGCTATGTGATGGGCTACTTGACCGGAGATGGACAAGCTCCCAATGGCCTGCCTGTAACACCCGGTGTGCATTTCCCACCCAACCCAGTTGCAGGTGACTATGCCTTGCGTTTAGATTACTTTCCTAATCGCTTGTTTAGATACAGTGGTCATGCCTGGATCAAGATTGAAGACAATGTTCGTACTGATCTTGACTTGGCTACCGGTGCGCTGACTCAGCGAGCCAGCTTTGTCAATAATACCTACACTGTTCCTACCACAGACATGGGCAACATTCCGAGTCGCCAAAGTCTTAGTCAGATACTTAAACCCCAGGCCGACAACGGCGACCAAGGTGGTAATATTATGCCACCCAATCCAAGACCCCCAGGACGATAAATGGCACAGTTTTTTTACGATGAACAGATACGAAGATTCTTGTTACAGTTTGCAAGAATATTCAGTAATTTTCAAGTTGAGTATGGACGAAATCAATCAGGAAAAAATGACACCCTAGTTCGTGTGCCGGTTCGTTACGGTGATGCCAGTCGCCAGGCACAAACTATTATGCAACAAAACTCAGCCAACGACATGCCGTCGACACCGTTGATGACATTTTATGTCACTGGACTTGACTATGATCGTCCTAGAATTCAGGAGCCTAATTTTATCAGCAACATTCAAGTTAGACAACGTACCTATGACGAAATGACTGACAGTTATGAAACTACACAAGGCAATGCATTTACCATTGAACGCTTGATGCCAGTGCCATACAAGTTGACCATTGCATTGGATATCTGGACATCAAACACCAATCAAAAAATGCAACTGCTGGAGCAGATACTGGTGTTGTTTAATCCCAGCTTGGAAATACAAAGCACTGACAACTTCATTGACTGGACCAGTCTCAGCGTTTGTAATCTTGAATCAACTAAATGGAGTAATCGAACCATTCCAGTTGGAACTGAAAATCCCATAGACATAGCCACGCTTACATTTAGCATACCAATTTGGTTATCAAGCCCGGCTAAGGTCAAGAAGCTAGGAGTGGTTGAACGTATTGTTATGAGTGTGTTTGATGCCAACGGTGATGCCAGCAATGCCATTCTCGACAACGATTTGTTGTTGGGCACACGACAGGTGTTTACACCATACGGCTATCAAGTGCTGTTGATTGGTGGCAGTCCAGGACAGGTTGGTCGACTACAAGCCTTGCGTGAACAACAGGTTGTAGATCAATCCAACAACAGTTTAAATCCGGCCAACAGCCCAGAAAGCAATTTGCTATGGCATAACATTATTGGGGCTTACGGTACTCTTAGAGATGGTATCAGCTACATCAAATTGGAACAGGACGACGGTACCGAAGTCATTGGCCAGGTCAGTTACGATCCCACTGACGATAGATTTTTGCTGTTTACTGTAGATGCCGGAACAACTCCTAACAACACACTGGCACCGGTGTTGTCGGTTATTGATCCGCTACGAAGTGGACCTGGTGCTGGACTGGCCGCAGCGGCAGCCGGTCAAAGATATCTGTTTACCGAAGCAACTGGAACATTCAACGAAGGCTATGCCGAAGCCTGGGCCGGAACTGGTGGACAGCCATTGGTTGCTCGTGACAATGATATCGTAGAGTACGATGGCACTAGATGGCTGATTTCGTTTGACAGCACCTCAAGTCCAGATAATATACAGTATGTCACAAATATCACAACAGAAATACAGTATCAATGGACCGGAAACGGTTGGATCAAATCATACCAAGGTTTATATCCAGGAGGCACATGGAGCCTAATATTGTAAAAGCAGTAGGCGTTTGGTTTTACGCAGTCAACACTCGTCGCTACTTGTATCTCATGCGTAATGACCCAAAGCATCCAGCCGCTTGGGGCTTGCCAGGTGGGCGAGTTGAAGCCGGTGAAACTTTGATTGCTGCTATCACAAGAGAGTGTGAAGAAGAATTGGGTACCATGCCCGAGTATGTGCGTATGATGCCGCTGGAAAAGTTTACCACAGCAGATTCAGGATTTGAATACCACACATTTTTCTGCATTATCAATCAGGAATTTCAACCCACACTAAATTACGAGCACATAGGTTATGCCTGGATTGATTCTGGCACTTGGCCCCGACCCATGCACCCAGGCTTATGGTCAACTGTGAATTTTGAAGCTGTGCAGAATAAAATTTCAACTATCGAATCAAGTGTTTATACATCACAGTAGGTGATAAAATAAGGGTAGTCTACTGTTTCAACATTGAAGCACTCGACCCATTGATCTGGCATACGTGTGCTTTCGCCCACTAGATAAAATTTAACCCCAGGATAGGCCGTAAATATTTCAGTCAGTTGTGATTCCCAATTCAATGCATTGCCGTCGGTTTCATCGGTATAGCCTAATAAAAATATTTCTTGGTGTCCGTCGAACGCAGCAAGATACACTGCAAGTATCATGTCGATCAGTCTGGGTTTGTGCGGAATCAAATAAAATTCACCCGGATAGCTGATACAATTACGACCGGTGGTGTAAACAATGTTGTCTTGTTGATAACTAGTTTCTAAAAGTTTGCTCAAATTGCCAGTATTGGTTTCTACTGCAAAATCCAATCGCATTTGTTGAGCAATAGTACCTGTACCGTAGGTCTGTAATTTTTTACTGCCTAGTAGTCCGCCACGATGACGTTGTAGTCTAGTGTAATCAAAGCGCCAACGATCAATATCACTGCCAATGCAGGCCGCACGACCTGAAAGGTGATGGTTCTCAATTGGATTTGGGATCCATTCCCGTGCTTCTTCTTTTTTGCCGGCGTCCCATCGGGTTTCTAGTATTACAAATTCGCCAGCATAGTCTGTGCGATATCTGGCTTGCATCAGGTCCTGCCTACTGCTACTTCGATTGTGCCAACTTCGGTTGAATTGTAATCTTCCAATGACTTGCCGATGATACAGCCCGGTTGATATTGACTCATATCTAAACTTGTGGCTACCCCGGCATGAAGTCCACTGGCAACCAAACGATCACCTTTGCGTATTGACCCAACTACACGGCACGGCACACGTCCGGTAAGTGCCACGGCAACAGCATTATCACATTCAATAGTCGAATTCATTAGGTAACTTGGATTAGTGGAAATAATTCCAGCAACTCTGGTGCTGTGACTTTCAGTAGTGGCAGTAATTTCGGCTATGCCGCCAAATTCAACCACAGTGCCCGGAGTATAGGCTGCATCAGCACAATACATTTCGGCCAAGTCAGCATATTGTGCCGAAGTAGCTTTGGCAAACACAGTGTTCCAGTAAACAGTCGAATTACCAATGTTACCTACGCCATTGGCTCCGGTGTTGTAAATGCTACTAGCGAGCACGTTGCCGGTGCTGGTGTTGCCGGCAGCAGTGACGTTGCCTGTAAGGCTAAGACTAGTTCCAGTCATTACGCCGCCCACTACACTGGCCCCAGTGATTGATCCGGTTACGCTGACACTGGTTCCTTGATAAATTTTATTAGTTATTGTTTGGGTAGCAGTAAGCCCAACACCTGGAAAGCCGCCAGCTGTTGCTCCGTCATTTACAACCACAATTTTGTTAGTGGTGTCTATGACCAATTCGCCCAAGGCGCCAGTGAAAGCAGCAACTTGAACATTTGATCCTCGTCTGTATTGAACTTGTGTAGACATTTTTTTATCCTATATCATATTTATGTTAGCTTACTATGTTACCCGAACTGGTAAAGCGCCAATTTGTTCCGTCGCTAAATGCGGTCATTGCGCCAATGCTACTGGTGCTTAAATATACAAATTGAGCTGCAGGACTAGCGCCAGGCAAAGTAGCAGGTGTGTAAGCTGGTAGTATCAACTGGCTTGGGTAAATCAAGCCAGATGCCGAAACAACTGATCCCAAATCATAACTGACTGTTACAGCATCAGTTACTAATCCCAAATCTTCGCTGGCAGTGACTGTTTCTGTAACTGTGCCCATGTCGCCACCAGTGGCAAAAATACTGGTTCCGCCACCAGCTGTGGCAATTGTAATGGTACCTGTACCAGGGGTGGCCACGAGTGTAATACCCGAACCGGCACTCAGAGTCAAGGTACTCGAAATAGAGTTGGCAAGTATAGAATTGCCGTTGGCCACGGCCACATTACTAAAAGCACTAATACCGGTTAACTGACTGCCATTACCAATGTGATAATTTCCAGTGACGTTGCCTGTGGCACTGACCAGACCAGCAGTTAGGATGTTACCACCTGTAACATTACCTGTGCTACTCATTGTGCCAGCGGTTAGAATGTTACCACCAGTAATGTTGGCTGTGGCGGTTAGTTGGCCGGCTGTGGTTAAATTACCACCTGTTATGTTGCCAGTTGCTGAAACTAGTCCTCCGGAGTAAACATTTCCTTGAACTCCGATACCGCCGGTGACTTGCACAGCACCAGTTGTGGTTGAATTTGCTGCCGCAGTGCTCAACACAAATAATTCTGTGTTGGATGGTAGAACCACATCACCCACGCCATCTGGGTCCAGTGTCAAGTTGCCATTGCTACCAATGGTTGTAGTAATGGTTGTGGCAACAATATTTCCAACCACGCTGATTATGCCACCTGTTGTGATATTTCCGCCGGTTACGTTGCCTGTAACACTTACTGTGGTTCCTGTGTGGTTAGTAGCACTAATGTTTCCACCGGTGATATTACCTGTGGCACTGATTAGCCCACCGGTTAAAACATTACCACCAGTGACGTTACCACTTACTGATACCACTGAGCCAAGTAAACTTGATCCTGTTATGGTTGATGTAGCACTAATTAATCCACTGGTTAACAAGTTAGCGCCAGTGATATTACCACCAGTGATTGTTCCAGTGGTTGATATTGTATTTGATCCAAAAGCAGCCAAGAACGAGCTGACATTGGCGTTTGAATATGTTGCAGGTAATCCGGTTAATTGACTACCGTTACCTAAAAAATAATTTCCGGTAATATTACCTGTGGCACTGACAAGACCAGCAGTTAGGATGTTACCACCTGAAACGTTGCCAGTTACACTAGACGAACTACCAGTAATTACACCACCCACTGTTGAAGCTGCAGTCTGAGTACCAGTTACGCTGACACTCGAACCAGTGATAACGCCACCCACTGTTGAAGCAGCAGTTTGAGTGCCAGTAACCGACACACTCGAACCAGTGATAACGCCACCCACTGTTGAAGCAGCAGTTACAATGCCAGTAACTGATACGTTAGTTCCTGTGTGATTAGTGGCACTGATGTTACCACCAGTAATGTTGCCAGTAGCACTTAACAGGCCAGTTACATATTCACCTGTGGTAGCAAATACCACCACATTACTGACACCACCAACGGATATATTGGCATTACCACCTGCGGTGCCAATATTGGCTTCACTAGTGCCGTTGAATATACGACTGGCTGAAAATCCTGTTGCATAATAGATATTGGCCAACAGGTAGTTGCCGGCAATATTGCCAGTGGCACTTACGTTTCCTGCTGTATTAACGTTGCCGCCAGTAATATTGCCTGTTGCTGATATTAATCCACCAGTTAATACGTTACCACCTGTAATGTTACCAGTTGCAGTAACAACCGAACCGATCAGAGTAGACCCAGTCACGGTTGAAGTGGCACTTACTAATCCGCCAGTTAAGATGTTACCACCAGTGATGTTACCTGTGGCACTTGCTGTTCCACCGGTGGCCAAATTGCCACCGGTTACGGTAGCAGTGGCGCTTATCAGTCCACCTGTTAACAAGTTACCACCTGTTACGTTGCCGCTTATGGATGCCCCGGTGCTGTATAGTGTTGCCCAATAGTTGCTAGTACCACCAAGGTTTAATGTAGCATTGGCCGCAGGAGCAATTGCAACGTTGCTTTGCCACGACGTGATAGCATTGTTGTATCTCCAAAATACTAATGTATTATTACCAAGATCTATACCAGCACCGTCAACACCTGCACCAGTGCTTTGATTGTTGGCCAGTGTGATTGATTTTTCGTTGGTTGTAATTACATTTGAATCAATGTAGGTCACATTGCCTTGAACGCTCAAATTACCAGCAATGATAACAGTGCCATCGGTTCCGCCAACTGCGTTTGGATCAATTGTAAGAGTTGCACCAGCACTTATAATACTGTTGCCAGTGACAGTGATTGAACCACCAACAACGCTGGCGCCGGTCACTGTACCTGTAACTGATGCGCTAGAACCTGTTATTACACCACCTACTGTTGAAGCAGCAGTTTGTGTGCCGGTAACTGATGCGCTAGAACCTGTTATTACACCACCTACGGTAGAGGCAGCGGTAACTGTTCCACTCACAGAAGCAGAAGTTCCGGTAATAACACCACCCACAGTTGATGCGGCTGTTTGTGTTCCAGTAACTGAAGAACTTGAACCAGTTATGACACCACCTACAGTAGAGGCGGCTGTTTGTGTGCCAGTAACACTGGTGCTTGAGCCAGTAATTACTCCACCAGCTACACTGGCTGCTGTTACTCCACCTGTGACACTGACTACGGTACCTGTGTGGTTAGTAGCACTGATATTGCCGCTGGTGATGTTGCCTGTAGCAGATATTAATCCAGCAGTTAGAATATTGCCGCCTGTAACGTTTCCACTTACTGATACCACAGCACCTGTATGGCTAGCCACGTTCACAATGTTGGTAAACATGCCGTTGTTAGCAATAACGTTGGCTGTGGCTGATACTAATCCACCTGTCAGCAAGTTGCCACCAGTCACGTTGGCAGTAACAGATACTACAGCACCCAAGTGGCTTGTGCCAGTTATGGTACTAGCGGCTGATATTAAACCACCTGTTAAGATGTTGCCACCGGTTACGTTGGCAACCACTGACGCACCAGTTGAATCAATTTTTACTCGTTCAACTAATCCATTGGTGCCGGTGCTACCGGGAGTTTTTGTTTGAAGACTGAGATAGGCTGAATAATTACCATCATCAATTCCGGCTATTCTGGCTTCTGCGTTGGCTGCGGCAACTGAAATTTGATAAGTGTAGAAATCAATTGCTGATCCAGCACCAGCGCCGCCACCTGTGTTAATTAAATTTAACTGAACTTTTGTGGCCGCTGCCAAACTGTTGTTAAGATTTAATGGAGCAATAGTATACCATGTTGGCTGTGCTGGCACAGAGCCAAAGAAAACATTACCTATAAAGGTAGATATGTTGGCCGACCCTGGAATAGTTATGTTGCC